ACCACCAGATGACCATGATCCAACAAATTCAACTGGATCTTCATCTAGTGCTTGTACTGTTACGCCTTTTATTTCCTTATAAGTTGCCATAATTTTTAACTCGATGTTATTGTAAAGTTAGATAATGGAGCTGTCCACTCTTCTGTTGCTGTCGTGTTTGAAGGCGAGCCACCACCAAAAGCTACTGCATCAGCGGTTGTACCAACTCCCCCTAAAGCAGCTCTAGCTGTGCTTAAATCAGCTAATTCTGTAAAAGAACTTCCATTCCAAAGTTCTGTATTTGCGTTCATTCCTGGTGAAACCTCTCCTCCAAAAACTATTACAGCAGTATTGTCTGATCCTGCAGCCGCTGTAAACATTCTTCCAGTGTTTAAGTTATTAGTCTCTGTCCAAGAACTACCATCCCAAGTTTCTGAATCAGCTCTGTATGGATGACCGCCAGCAGCAATTGCAGACGTTTGTAGACCTGTTCCTCCAATACCTCTTCTTCCAGTATTAAGATCACTAACTTCTGTCCAACTTGTTCCATCCCAAGTTTCTGTAAAACCATCATTACCAGGGGGTGCGTCTCCTGCTATAGCTAAAGCTGCTGTTTGTGTTCCAGCTCCTGCCATTGTGTTTCTAGCGTTGTTTAAATCATTAACTTCTGTCCATGATGAACCGTTCCAAGATTCTGTATATGCTCGGTTAGGTGGTCCGTCTCCACCAAAAAATAAAGCTGCTGTATTCGTTCCAGCTCCTCCGCCTCCATACCTTGCAGAATTAACATCTGTTATTTCAGTCCAAGATGATCCGTCATATTGTTCTACGTTTGCTACGGATGGTGGTCCACCAGATATTCCCATGGCTGCTGTTTGTGAACCTTGTGGAGTTACACCCATGTATTTTCTTGCAGTATTCATACTTCCACCAGATGACCAAGTAGCTCCAGGAACATTTTTTTCTGTAACTTTAAAAGCGTTTGATGTTGAATTAAAATATAATTGTCCTTGAACTAATTGACCGAAAGTTGCTGGGCCATTTGTCCATTCTTCTGTTGCGGTCGTAAGAGAGGGAGCTTGTCCACCAAACGATAAAGCTAAATCTAATGTGCCATTTCCTCCGTGTTGGTCCACTGCTGAAGATAAATCACTAACTTCAGTCCAAGAGCTACCATCCCAAGACTCTGTTTTAGCAGTTTGTGCTGGAGCGGGTGTCTCACCACCAAATGCTAAAGCTGATGTACTAGATACTCCTGCTGCACCTGGAAATCCTCTAGCTTGATTTAAATCTCCAGTTTCTGTCCAAGAAGAACCATCGTATGCTTCAACGTTAGCTGTTTTGGTAGGACTAGGGTATGGACCTATGTAACCCCCTATTGCTAAAGCAGAGGTAGAAATTCCAGCACCACCATGATAAGCTCTATCTGTATTCATATCTCCCGTTTCTGTCCAAGCCGAACCATTCCAAGACTCGTTTATTGTCAAATAAGCACTGGGACTATATCCACCAAAAATTAAACCTGCTGTCTGAGGAGAATACTGTGCTCCTTCAGGATTTCTTCTAGCTGTATTTAAATCTCCAACTTCTGTCCAGCTTGATCCATCAAAAGTTTCTGCGGTTGCTAATGGTGTTGGGGAACCATATCCACCAGCAACTAAAGCTGCTGTGTAAGTTCCAAAACTTCCCATACCTCTTTTAGCTACGTTTAAATCTCCTGTCTCTGTCCAAGATGATCCGTTATAACTCTCTGTTTTTGCAGAAAAACTTGGTTCAACTCCTCCGACAGATAAACCTGCTGTTTGTAATCCTGTGGCTGCCATATCTCTTCTAGCAGTATTCATAGCTCCACCACTAGCCCACGATCCACCAGCTGCTTGAGATGCAACAGGATCCGTTGACAGTGTTTGAACTGTAAAACCTTTTTCTTTTGCGTAAGTCGCCATAGGTTAAGGACTATGGTAAATTATATTTTACTGGTCTTGGATTGTTTTCTTTTTCATCATCCGACAATGCGTCCCAAGTAGTTTGTGCCGCTTCGATCTGACCATCAACAATAGCTTGTGCTTCGTCTTTAGTCTTAATAGCACCATCTACTTTTGAGATCCACTCATCACCATGATGATTGTCGCCTACAACCCATACTTCGCCAGGATGACCTCTTAGGTAAAAATGTTTTCTTTCTTCGTGAGTGAAGAAATTTTTTCCCCAGTTAGTCGCTGTGCAGTATTTATATGCCATAGTTGCTTCCTCCTTTTGTGTGTTTATAAATCATAATTAACTTGTTGTCACCGTTTTAATTTGAAAATCTGCCGCTGTCCATTCTTCTGTTGCAGTTTGTACAGATGGTGTTCCTCCACCAAAAGCTAATGCAGACGTAACCGAATCTCCAGCGCCTCCAACATCCCATCTAGATGTAGATAAGTTTGCTACTTCTGTCCAGCTTGTTCCATTCCAAGATTCTGTGTTAGCAGTTCCACTTCCTGGACTACCTGCAAATACTAAAGTTGAAGCGTTTGGTGCATTCATGGAAGAACCTGAACCACCTCTAGCCGTATTTAAATCTCCTACTTCTGTAAAAGATGAACCATCATATTCTTCAGTTTGTGCTTTTCCTGGATGTATACCACCTATAATTAATCCTGCAGTTTGAATTCCAGACCCTGAACCAGCTGCTCTAGCTGTGTTTAAACTTCCACCAGATGTCCAACTTGATCCATCATATTCATAAGCGTTAGCTGTATAAGGAGGTAAATCGCCACCTGCAAATAATGCTGCTGTTTGTGTTCCAAATAATATTCCATTAGCGGTAACTGCTGGTAAATTACCGCCGCTTGTCCAAGATGATCCACCAAATTCGTAAACAGCGTTTGTTCTACCAGGAGCTTCACCGCCAGCCGATAATGCTGCGGTCTGTATTCCACATCCTGCATTATGACTTGTTGCTGTAGGTAAATCACCTGTTTCTGTCCAAGAGCTTCCATCGTACGCTTCTGTTAATGCTGATTTTGCTGTTCCAGTGTAGCCACCAATTGCTAACCCAGCTGTTTTAGTTCCAGCACCACCGATGCTATCTCTAGCAGTGTTCATAGCACCACCAGATGCCCATGTTCCAATAGGAGCTCCACCTGCGTTTATATTTTTAAATTGTCCTGTTGATGAATTATAATAAAAATCTCCAACGATTGCGTTAGCATAACCTACTGCTGGATCTGTTGGTTGTATACCTGAGAAAGTCCATTCTTGAGTAGTTGCCACTGCACTTCCTGGAGGTCCATCTCCTCCAGCTATAAAACTTGATGTCTTTGAAGAATCAGCACTAGCTACTTTTGCTTGTCCTGTTGCCATGTCATTTACTTCAGTCCAAGTGCTGCCATCCCATTCTTCTGTAAGAGTTCTGACTCCTGTTCCATCTTCCCCACCAAAAAATACTACGCTTGTGTTTGAAACACCACTAGCTCCACCAGCAGATCTTGCAGTATTAATTTCTGCAACTTCTGTCCAAGAACTACCATTCCAAGATTCTACTAGATTATAATGAGGAGGTGCTCCTGCAGTTGCTAAAGCAGATGTTTGAACTCCCGCTCCTGCAATCGCCCATCTAGCAGTGTTTAAGTCATTTACTTCAGTCCATGCGCTACCATTCCAAGTTTCTGTTTGTGCTCCTTTAGTAGAACCTGGTGCGTATCTTCTACCAAAAATTATCCCAGCAGTTGTTGTTCCACAAGAACCTGGTGCACCACCACCTGCTGTATTGACCTCTGCTATTTCAGTCCAACTAGATCCGTTGTATTGTTCCACTTCATTATTATAAGGATTTTCTCCACCTAAAGCTGCGATGGATGCAGTTAGAACTCCAAAACCTGTTAACCCTCTTCTTGCAGTATTTAAATCTCCATCCTCAGACCAAGAAGTACCATTATATTCCTCAGTAGCACCTGTAACTGGATTACCACCAAAAGCTAAACCAGCAGTTAGAGTTCCAGATCCTGCTAAATCATTTCTTGCAGAGTTTAAATTACCACCACTGCCCCAAGCACCTACATAAGGATTATCTGCAATTGCTTGTGCAAATGGAACTGGATCTTCGGATCGGGTTTGAACTTGAAACCCCTTTATACCTTTATATTCAGACATCGCTATTATTTATCCTTTAATAGCCAACCTTGAGTTGAGTCCACATAAACCAATGTAAAACCTGCTCTCTCGGTTGACACTGTTAAATCTGCTGCAGAACCCTGAATGTTGTGTGAGTTTCTTCCTACTGTTAAATTGTTAGTATCAAAAGTACCTGCGTAATCTATAAAACTTATTTCATCACCGATCGTTGCTGACCCTGGTAATGTTGCTGTAAAAGCTCCTGACGTAGTATTACAAAAATATCCTTCACCAGCTGCTGCAGTGAAGCCAGAAGTTTTTACTGCTTGCCAAGATGTTCCACCAGATACCTCAGCAAAAGATAATTGACCAACACCTGATGTTCCTGATCCTGTCACTGAATCTACTTTTAAAAATCTATCTGCTGTTACGTTACCTGTAGGGAACTTTAATGTGTAAGATTGTGAAGCCGAGTGTGGAGGGGATTGTAGCTTTATTCCGTGGGAGTTGGACTCGCAGTTAAGTTGGATAGTTCCAGGGTTAGTGTTACCACCAATTTCTACAAAACCTGTTCCATTTGGCGTGGCTGTAATATTTCCGTTTGAACCATCTGTAATTGTAATCGTACCAGAGTTCGTTCCAGAGTTAGTATCTAAAACTAAATCGTATGCACCGCTTGATGTAATTGTTGGTGCAGCTGATCCTGTACCTACAACTATTTCACCAGATCCTTTTGGTGCTAAAGCCAAATCAACATTTGAGTCTCCACCCGCAGCAGCAACTTTTGGATCATTGCCTGTTGCGGCGTTTGTCATTTCAATGTGATTAACGGCAGAAGATGTGGTTTGAAATATTAATTGTTCATTTCCATTTTCATCTCTAATTCCATGATCATCATCAAAATCAATCATGAAAGAGTTAGTATCTAGGTTACCACCTAATTGTGGTGATGTATCATCAACCACATCACTTGCAGTTGATACTTCGTAAATATTTGGATTAGTTCCATCAGATGCATCTGCAAAAACTATTTTTGTAGATTTTTGTGTTGCAGAAAAAGTAACACTATTTCCTGATCCAGACACATATTTAAATTGTACTGTGTAAGAACCAGATGTTGAATTTTTTAAAATGTAAAAAGTTTGTACGTCTAAAGGTATTGTAACAATTTGATTTCCTGTAATTGTACCTGTAAATTCTATAATTCTGTGAGCAAGAACAGCTCCTGTTGATCCATCAGAAACAGATAATGCAGTTGTTTGAGCACCACCTGCAATAGACTGTGCAGAATATCCACCAGTTATTTGCTCTATAATCTGTAAGTTTGTATTTGTCTTTGTACCCCATGTACCCGCATTTTCACCAGTTGCCTGGAGTTCAATACCTAGAGGTGTAAATGTCGATGCCATATTAAGCTGCTTCTCCTGTTACGTCGTTATAGCTTGTATTTGAGCCTGTTGCAACATCCGAATAAGATGTATTCGAACCCGTTGAAATATTACTATATGACGTGTTACTGCCCGTGTCAATATCTGCATAAGCTTTAACATTTACTGCTCCTACACTAACTGTAGCTTGTTGTCCAGTTAATCCCATTACTTGATCTGCTGGAATTACTGATCCCACGGAACCTGTAAAAGATACACCAGTTAATCCTAAAGCTTGATCTGGAGCGTCTAAACTTCCAACACTTCCTGACATAGAAATACCTGTTAAATCTGCAACCGCAGAACCTAATCCTACGAGAGATCCAACACTAAATTCTGCTTGTTGACCTGTTAAAGTTACATCTTCATTTGGTGCAACAGCTGTTCCTTGTTGTGATGTAATAGAAAAACCTGTAGGAAAAACAGCAGTTCCAACAAAAGCAATTGAAGTCCCTAGTGTAGAAGTTATAGATAATCCTGTTAGAGATACGTCTTCATTTGGTGCAACAGCTGTTCCTTGTTGAACAGTTGATGATTGACCTGTTAAACCCATAACTTGATCTGCAGGTGTAATCACACCATTCGCACCAGTTATAGACTGACCTGTTAAAGATATATTTGCATCTGCAGTCGTGGTTAACGAATCCACAGTTGAATTAAATGATACTCCTGAAAGTTCAACTGTTTTTGGAATAACTGGAGATGCAGATCCAAGGGACCCTGTAAAAGAAATTCCAGTTGGAATAATAATGTTTGTACTTACTATGTCGACTGAGCCTAAAGAAGCAGAAAATGATATGCCTGTTAATGATACTGTTTCGTCAGCAAGATTACCCCACTCACCATCGTTCCATGCTTTTGCACCCCAACCTGTAGCGAGTAATGCGTCCCTGTTCCAATAAGCTTGGCCCCAGGTAAATCGACCCCAACCTGAAGAAACGTCGGACATCGACTCCTCCTTACGCTAATCTAATGATTGCGTTGGTTGCGTCTGCTGTAGGGAATTGAATTGTGAATGTTCCGTTAGTTGCAGTTTTGTCTCCACCGAAAGCTATTGCACAAACTGCATCTGTTGTACCTGATCCACCATTTGTTGTTGTGTTGTAGATCAAAGCAGCATTTGCTGTAAACGTTGCTGAACTAAAAGTTACATCAGAAAAATCTGTAAAGGCTGTCGTTGAAGATAAAGAAACGCCTGCGTTTGTTAAAGTAGCTCCGCCTGCTGTGTATGCAGTTCCAGAAGTATTCGTAATTTCTTCAGACGTTGAATAGTCTGTAGTTGAAGCTCCTAAAGTTGCATCACTATCAAACAATGCAATTTTGAAAGTGTGTCCACCTGATGATTCAAAACTGTGTTTACCTTGTAAAAGTTCTTGTTTAAAACTCGAACATATTGCTGATGTATTTGCCATTTTTTATCTCCTATGGGTTTGCTGAGTTAATTGGTATTCTAACAGCACCATCTGTGTAGTCGTCTCTTCTACGTCTACCAACTTGCTCATTAGCAAACTTCTGTACTTCCGTTCTATACTTTTGCTCGTACAAAGTCAACATATCTGCTGGGCCTTTTAAAAAACCATACGTCTCTGCTAAACAGCAATATAATAAGCCATTAGGGAAGTTTAAGCTAATGTAATTAGTATCGTTGTCTTCTAAAAGAGCTGGAGCCACATTATAATGCACTCTAAATTTGTAATTTGTATTAGGTGTAGGGGCTAAAAATATACGTCCTGAATTAGTATCAGCTTCACCTGTGGCACCACCAAACATAGCATAATATTTTGGTTTACCTTGCGCTGCAGAGGTACCTGTAATCGGTTGATATTCTTGTAGGTAGGTTACATCTTTTTTCTCTAGCCATGTGTTAGATCCTGTGAGCACTGAACTTGAATCATAAACTTGTATACCTCTAATAAAAACAGCACCTGCTGGTGCGTTAATAGTTTCTTGTCCTGGAACTAAATTACCAGATTGTTGTTTTCTATCAGCATCGATAGGGACATCTCTAAAAATTCTATACTGTGCATTTAAAATAATATTTTCTAAAACAGAATCAG